TAACCGATTGGAGGTGATTATTATGACCACAGTGAAAACCGCGGTACCCGATGTCACGATAACCGAAAACGGGGTGTCGGTGCCGGATATCGCGGACGTGCTCGCCGGACGGCTGACGGATTTTGTCGGTATATTGGGCGGCAATGCCAGTCAATCACTGAGCGCCCCCCAAGGACAGATAGCCCAGAGTGAGACCGAAATACTGGCGCAGGTCTACGACAAATTATTATGCCTGTTCAACCAGATTAACCCCGATTTTGCGAGCGGGCGCTTTCAGGATGGAATAGGGCGCATCTATTTTCTCAATCGTATTCCTGGTCAGGGTAGCGTTGTCATGGCCACCTGCACGGGCAAAGTCGGCACCCGTATCCCAGCAGGCAGTACCGCCCAGGATAAGGCCGGTTATTTGTGGCGTTCAGTGAGCGAAGCAACCATCCCTGCCAGCGGCACGGTAAAAATCCCCTTCCAGAACACGACGCATGGCCCCATCGCCTGCGCCACGGGGGAATTAACGCAAATTTTTAGCTCTGTTTCAGGGTGGGACGCCATCACCAATGACACACCGGCCCGTGTCGGGTCACAGGTAGAATCCCGCATTGCCTTTGAAACACGCCGCCGCCAATCAGTGGCGCGCAACGGTCGTAATACCGATGGTGCGATGAAAGCGGCCCTACTGGAAACCCAAGGTGTGACGGATGCGTATGTCTGGTCAAACCGAACAAGGGAGACGGTTACTATCGGCACGACTCTTTATCCGGTTAAACCGCATTCCGTTTTTATTTGTGTGAATGGTGGCAACGATACCGATATCGCCGAGACGATCTTCCAGTATTACAATCCTGGCGCGGACATGAATGGGGATACCACCTTTACTGTTTATGACAAAGAGAACGACTCGCCGCCTTACCCGCAATATGTGATGCAGTGGCAGCGAGCCACCCCATTAAGCGTCTATTTTTCCGTCAACATTGATAAAAGTCTCAATCCTCCCTGTGACATTACCGAGCAAGTTAAAAAAACAGTTATTCGCGTGTTTAATGGCGAGGTAGAAGGTATTCAACGTGCGGGCATAGGGGCAACCCTGAATGTGGGTAAATACTACGCGCCGATTATTGCGATTGAGCCTTATTCGGTGAGTGTCGTATCAGTGATGATATCCCAAGACGGCAAAAACTGGCTGTCTGCGTTAACACCAGGCGTGGCGCAAGTCCCCGTTTTGCAAGCCGATAACATTCACGTGGAGTTAAGATGAGTTGGCAAAAAACGGTGCTAAACCAGTACAGTGCCAGCCAGAAATTGCTGTCTGTCATCGCAACATTCGAGCAGGCGGTGAGTCTGGAGTATTTCACTGACCGGTTTCTTGATGAAGTGTGGGATATCACCACCTGCAACCGCTTTGGTCTGGATATGTGGGGGAAAATCGTCAACATTTCACGTTACATCACGGCGGAAGTCGATAACAGCGCGTTTGGGTTTGCGCAGGCAGACGAAGGAAAAGCGGATTATCCCACCCCGTTCAGTGATGCCCCTTATTACGCGGGTGTGCAGGAAACCAGAAAAATCCGGCTAGCGGACAACGCTTATCGAACCTTGATACTCAGCAAGGCGTTTTCTAACATCAGTATTGCGACTATTCCTGAAATCAATCGCTTCTTACGTTTTCTGTTTAAGGGACGCGGCGAGGCGTTTTGTGTGAATTATCGTGACATGACTATTGGTATTACCACCGCCTTTCCCCTAGAACCCTTTGAATTGGCGGTATTGAGAAACAGCGAGGTCACCCCGTTACCTTCTGGGGTACTGATGAATATCAATCAGGTCGTCGCCCCCTACTTTGGCTTTGCCGAGGATGCCTATCCGTTTAATGAGGGGATGTTTTTTACGGCGGGGCGTTAATCATCCAGTAGAATTTTTTGGAGTATTTTATGAAAAAAACAGACTTGCCCGCTCGTAAACCGGTGCCCTTTGGGGCGAATGGTTCACGGCGTGATTTAACGGCGAAAACGCCAACCGGCAGTAATCAGGCTTCTTATGATGCCGGTTTTCCTCCCATTACCATGACGATTAAAGCCGCAGGCGGCTTGCCCCCTGATGGCCGTGACATGAATCAGGCACTTAACGAACTATACACCGGCTATCGTTGGCATAATGCGGGCGCGGGTTACCCTTTTGATGCCGATTTTGCCACGGCGATTGGTGGTTATCCGGCGGGGGCGAAAGTGCCCAATTCCACGAATGACGGTTTTTGGCTAAATACAATAGACGGGAATACGACCAATCCGGAAGTGTTGGATGCCTCCGCAACAGGGTGGGTACCCGTGAATAGTTACGGCATCACCAGTATAACCGGACTGGAAACCGGCACGATAACCTTGACTACCTTACAGGCCGCAAAAGAAGAACTGGTCTTCAGTGGCAATCTTATTGCTGATACCACCGTAATTTTCCCGCCATGGATAAGAAACTGGACTGTCACCAATCACTGTCAGGGGAATTTCACCCTGACCTGTAAACCCCTGTCAGGGACTGGTGTTGTACTGCCCAGTGGCAGAAATGTTATCCGTTGCGATGGTTCACAGATTATTTTTGCTATCCTCGTTGCGTCGCTCACTCAACACGGTCTCACACGGTTAAGTAGCGCCACTGACAGCAATGATGAAACGCTGGCCGCCACACCCAAAGCCGTCAAAGCCGCTTATGACTTGGCGAAAACCGTAAGTATTGACGGAATTTATCCGGTAGGGATTGTTGTCTGGTTTGCTCAAAATAAAAATCCCAATACCTTATTTCCAAATACAAAATGGCAATACATTGGTGAAAATAAAACCATTCGTTTAGCAAAAGCAGATGGTTCTAATGTATTCACTACCGGAGGCGCTGATGCTATTAAGCTGACAGAAGCCCAATTACCCGCTCACGGGCACACTTTTTCAGCAACAACCAGTAGCTATGATTATGGTACTAAAAATACGAATGCAACGGGTAATCATGCACATAATTTTGCAGGCGTTGTACGTGACCCATGGAATGCAAGAGGCGATGACGGTAATCCTAATCAATGGAAACCAAGGGCTCAAAATACATCACAAGCGGGGAACCACTCACATACTGTTACTATCGGTGCACACACCCATTCTGTTTCAGGTACAACGGGAAAGACGGGAAGTAGTAGCGAAATTAATATAACGAATGCTTTTATTACGCTAATGGGCTGGTACAGAATCAGTTAAGGAATCAAAAATGTTTAGAATTTTTAAAGCCTATACCTACACGAGTGATACACATGAGTTGCTGGGTCCTTGCGATGCTTACACGGATGAAACTCATGACATACTGCCTTTTCATACTGAGAAAAAACCAATTGACAAAAAGGAAGGTTTCGCTGTTGTTTTTAATGAACAAAATCAGGAATGGGAATATCAGGAAGATCATCGCGGTTTGGTTTTGTTTGATACGAAAAGCCGTCAATCTGTCACCCTTGAAAAATTAGGTAAGGTACCGGAATATTTAACATCATTAGCCCCTCAAAGCGAATATGATGTTTGGGATGGTGAAAAGTGGGTCAAGGATGCAGAAGCTGAAAAATTAGCAGAAAGACAAAAATTAGAAGGCATCAAACAACAAAAATTATATGATGCCACTCGTGAAATTGCACCCCTTCAAGATGCAGTCGATTTAGAAATGGCCACCGAAGACGAGAAAAAACGACTGATAGCCTGGAAAAAATATCGGGTTTTTGTGAACCGTACGGATGTTTCAGCTGCACCCGATATTGACTGGCCGAAAAAACCGGATTGACAGATTTTGAGAAGAACCCAAATCTGACACTCGAATGATTGAGTTAGGTTCCGGTGTCAGGTTAACTGATTTAATTCCTCATCAGACAGACCTGTAGAGAATTTGATGATTTCTTTTTCAACGCCTTTCTCAAGAAGTTGGCGCGCTATCTTCATGGAAGCCTGTTTTTCGCCCTCAACTTTCCCTTGTTGTATACCTTGTTGCATACCTTGTTGTATACCTTGTTGTATGCCTTGTTGTATGCCTTGTTGTATGCCTTGTTGTATGCCTTCTTCTCGTATACCTTGTGCAATATTCATCAATGCCCCCTCATGTTTCTCTGTCTGTCTGGCTATCTCTTTGATTAACTTTGCTGGTTGCTCAGCATTGCCTTCTTGGATTAGATAGTTAAACATAGTAATAACTTGATTATCAGTATAATAATTATACGACAACAGTTTAACAATACTATTCAGTAGCTCGGCCATATCCCGTCTTCGAATGTGTTTTTGGATAAGCTCCAATAACGCCATTCGCTTATGTTGCATAATCTCACCGTCATCAAGCGTGGTGACATCGACTAGCTTAAACGGTTTGGTGTATATCTTTTCCGCAATATCTCTGCCACTAAAGCAGTCTAGCCAGTCAGTACTGTAAGGATGAGGAGTTTGTTCGCCACAATAAAACAGAATAGGAAAAACGATAGGAAGTTCTTTGTGTCCGGCTTCTAAATGCTTCTGCATGGCTGCCATGCTATAGCGCATTAATCGCCAAGCCATGAGTTTATCCGGTGTTGACTGGTGCTCAATCAGCAGATAGAGATAACCTTGTCCCTGCTGGGTATTGACAGAATACAGGATATCACTCTGATAGCTTTTCATCTCACTATCGACGAATGAGCCAGATTCCACTTTGAGGCTATCCAAATCACACAATGCTTTAATCTCATCCGGTAGCCAGATATCAAAGAAATCTTTAGCGGTCTCTTTTTCACTTAAAAACTGCTTAAATACCGCATCATGGGGCGTTGGGGTGAATTTTTTACTCATCCGATTTCTTTCACAGTTGTTAACATCCCGTTGCGTTATTGAAAACAAATAAGGTACATTGAGTACGCTATTTATTTCATCACAACCCAGCTTTAGCAAGGAGACGCCTCTACTTGCTCAGGGGCATTTTTCTTAATGACTCGGGCTAAATCGGTATGGACTTCGTTTCTCAAGCACCGCGCCTGTCTCTTTGGCTTTTTTTTTCCGCTTCAAAAAACCCGTGGACAATTTCATCGTTGGGATACTCAGTCCCACTTAATGGCACCATATTAGCAGCGCTGGAGGAAGTTGTTAACTATTAGTTGTTGGTTGCATGTAAGTGGATTTGTGTAAGTCCGGCTAAACGAATAATTGACTATTTTGAATTGTGAGTAATTTTAGACATAACAATTTCTCCGTAGTTAAACGAATGGTTACGGTGGTTTTGTTCAGCTTTTTATTAAACAGATTTAATAAATACTTAAGATGTGGGTATAGAATTTAAGCGTTGATTTTTTCGCTATATTAAGTATATAGTTAGTGGTAATTAATTGATTTTTCTAGGCCGTAGATATAAGTTATATAGCGAAAAGTGAGCGTAACTACTTGATAAATAAGTAAATAACAATGATTTTAAAATCCCTCAGCCTTAAGGCTGTGCGGGTTCAAGTCCCGCCCTGGGCACCATAAAATTTTTCATTATTTATCAATAAGTTAAGTGGTGAAAACTTAGTCTCTTAAGAGTAAATTTTTGTGACTAAAATCACGTTTCACTATATTTTCGCTATATAATTTCACTATATTTTTGATTTAATCATTGCTTTTTCTGACCTCCAACAACAGGGACAACATTAATTTTTCTATCGTATCTTGCGGTTTGAGAAATGTTTTTATGACCAGATATTGTTTGTTTTTCAGATAAAGAACCATCAAGATCTGAAACACCTTTTGCTTTTAAATCGTGAAAAGTAAAATCAAAGTTTAAGTGTGGAAATTTAATTTTGGCTTCTTCTTTTGCTTTCCTCCATCGGCTATTGAAACCATCACGAGTGTACCCAGATCCACTTTGTTGATGCAGAACATATATACTGCTAATTCCTTTGTCTAAAGGTAAAGTATGACTTAACTCTATGGCTGCATGTAAACGATCTGTCCATGCTTTTATCTGTGCGATCCCTGTTTTACCTTGCTTAATAAATATGCCGTCATTAGATAGCTGAGAATAAGTTAAAGATAAAATATCTGCTTGCCTAGCAAGGCAAAGATAGGCAAGCTCCATCGCAATTTTTACTACAATTGGTGATATAGAATAAAGTGCATTATATTCTTTGTCGCTAATGTAGCGATCTCTAGCTTTTTCTTTGAATTGCCTTACTCCCTTACATGGGTTTATTTTGACTAATCCTCGCTCATAGCCCCACCCAAAAACACGTGACAATAATGTCTTTTCTCTGTTAGCCTGAGTTTTACTCTTTAGACCTCTTTTGTCCATATACTTACGAATGTGTTCTGGCTTTATATTGTCAGGTAACATTTTTCCAAACACAGGCATTAACTTATTGGCATATTTCCTATAATCTTTTTGCGTTTCACCTGATAAATTAAGAAAGTCAGGGGAATTGAAAAATGCATTAAATAAAGCTGCAAGTGTTTCTTCATTTTTGTATGATAGCAATAATTTTTCGTATGCAACCCACACCTCGGCTTGAGTAAAAGAAAAATCACATAATCGAATTGTCCTTCCATCTGGAGTCAAAAACTCAAATGCTGATTTTCCTCTTCTCACTCTTGAAGGCATCCAATTATCAGCCGGATTTTTTCTTTTTCTAGCCATTTAGATTGCTCCGAAATCTGGTTTTTCAGCAAAGTTAATACCCGTTGCTTTTGAAAGTCGTTTATTGAAATGTTCCCATGTCGTTTTGGGTCGACCATCAGGCCGCTTAATGAAAAAGATTCCCGCTTCTTCTAAAACTTTGCATTGTTTGGATGGTTTTTGGTAACCTGTTAGTTCTTTCATCTGTTCATCTGTAATGAACATAGAATTATTATTCACGTTTATGTCCTCATTTAAAAACTCACACTATTTTCAGGCGCTTCATTGCCCCACAAAAATCAATAGCGAAGCCATGAATGGTTATCTTCGTCTTTTGTTAGGTTAGGGATATAATTTGTGGGGTAGAGTATTAGGATTTATTTGCTGCGTTGTTTGATGCTTTTTTTGGTATTGCCAAGGTGGGTCTGCGAGTATCAGGTCATACTTCACTTCATCTCCTGTTAAATATACCAGCTTTTACTTTTATGTAAGTCGTCTATTTTTTCTAAGACAGTGATTTTATTACCGCCATTTCCGGTTAATATTCCGCTTTCTCCATCGGTATCGAATTGATATATCAATCCTTTGTTTGTTAATTTTTTTTCCTTCAATCTAATTATTTTCATCACCTCACAATGATAAATAACCTGCATCCCTGCTTTGACATGATGTAACGTTGTTCGGTATTCATGGATGTTATTCATAGGATTACTCCGGTTATTGATTACATAAATGTAAATGTTGATCAAAACATTAATTTTTATAAGGTTATTTATGGTAGTATTGTTAACGTTGTGTGTTTGTTAACAGTAACATTTTACCTGGTGTTGGCCAGCCTTGCGCTGGTCTTTTTATTGCTTGTATTATTCACTAATAAGAACGGATAATTTTCCAAGTCCTTTTGGCGTAATTCTTACCTGTTCAGTTAACTTTTCCGAACCGTCATTTCTAGCAACGACAGTCACTTTATGCTCGATTAAATCCTGCTTGATTTTATCCTGATAGCCAACCCAACTTTTTCCACCAACACGCCGATAAATCCAATCATGTCCTTGTAACCATGAAAAAAGTGCTTTGGGTTTCATTTGGAGTGATTTTGCCGCATCAGTAATACAAAGCGAGCCTTCTGAATAGCTGATTCGTTTTAGTGCTTCAACTTGCGGTTTCATCTCATCGACTTTGTGTTCAAGCGCAATAACTTTTTCGGTGTAATTAAGCAACAATCCTCTCATCGCTGATGGGTCATTTAATATCTTAACCGGACTAACGGCTTCTAATGCTTTTCTTTCACATTCAATAAAGTAAAGTCTTGCCTGTTTCCCTTTTTCGTTGCGCTCAACCATGGATAACTCTTTCGCCATGTTGATAGAGATTGCATATTCTATAGACGGTCTACCTTTTGCGGTTTTTTCCGCAAAAGTCACGAAGTCCTCATTTTCAATGAATCCATATTTTTCAATGCGACCTTTTATCCAATCTTTAAAATGGTTTTTTACCCCTAAAAACGCATGTAAATCACGAGCATTTACCGTTTGGATTAATTCGCCATTGATATTTTTTGTTTCAATATTGATTAAATTTTGCATAAAAGTATCCCTCAAAGTTAATTGATGAATGAGTATTAATTAAGTGGAATAAGCTAGGTGGGGTAATGACTTCTTGTTTTGCAACTATTTCTTCAAGGTATCAAGGAATACCCCCAAATAGACCATAAGTGCTGGTACTATCATGATGCCGATAACCAGTAGTTCTTGCCCGCCTAAATGGATATTGCCTAATTCGCCACGTTTAAACCTGATTTGTGGGTCAATGACGGCATCGGCATGTGCAAGATGTCCAACTATCAGTTCGAAGGCGAACGCTGCGCTGATAAACAATAATGTCGTGATTAATCATTTGATGATGTGAAGTTTCATTGCTTAACCTCCGATATAATTAGTGTACATGGCTAAAATTAAAATCCACATGGTGGGTCTCCTGTGACTAAAAGGGGATAGAATCATCAAAATCGGGCTCGATAATTGTGTTACTGTTTGGCTGGTTAGTGGTTGGCACATTCGGTCTACTTTGACTTTCCTGCGGTTTTCTTTCCTTCTGGTTGCCCAATATTTCAACGTCATTGACTAAAAATTCGGGTGATATCCTTTGCTGACCGGATTTATCCGTCCATTTATTTTCCTGATAGACCGTGGTAACACGAACAAAAGTGCCTTTTTGTGCATGATTATTGATATATTCCGCTATTTGCTTAAATGCCTTGCAATTTATCCATGTGGTCTCATCAATCCATTGACCTCTGTTGTCTTTTCTTGATTTGCTGATAGCGATTGAGAATGCTGTGATGGGAATTTTATCCTGGGTATAGCGGATTTCTAATTTGCCGATGCGTCCGGTAAAGTTACACTGGTTGTGGTTTGCCATGTTGCCTCCGCTTTTTGATTAATTTTGTTGATTTCTGATTTCAGCTTTTCGATAAATGCTTGAACGGCTTGTTCAATTTCGTTAACCAGATTGTCATCCTTGATAATCCGGATTTTGTAGTAGGCAAGGTTAGGGGGAAGTCTGTCATCATAGCTGACAAAATCGCACCAGTTTCTGCCTGTGCACATCATTTGGCCGTGCATTTGTAACAGGTATTCGTATTTCGGTTTTCCTGTGACAATGGTTTCAATGTGGGTAGTGGTGTTGGGGCATTTGATTTCGATAAGTCCATCATCATTAACCAAACCATCAGGACTTGCCCCAAATAGCGCAATAGACGGGTGGGGGATAAAGCCCACTTCGGTGACCGTGACATCAAACTCATTGAGGCAATATCGCGCTCTAGCTTGTGGTTCAAGGGCAATGCCCCGTTCAATGGCCTGATTGGTTTTAATTTCTTCTCGTCGTCCGGTAAGGGTTTCACAAACTAATTGCATGAGGTAGTTTCGTTGCGTTGTTCCCCTGCCTTTGGATAACACCTTGTGTAAATTGCTGGCGGTGACTTTCCCAAGTCTTGCCTGAAACCATTCGTCCGTTTTCTGCTTCATGATTAGCCTCGTTTTTCATTGCAATATTGCGATAAATAGCCATTTTATTTTCTTCGCCAATGATATCCGTCTCTTCTGGTGTTAATTTCAGCCAATGGGATTTCATTGATTCAATACCGCCTTTTGCTGATGTTTCTAATTCCTGGATTAATTGTTCGTAACGGGCTTTTTGTTGTGCGGCTTCTTTCTGTATTACAATTTTTTCCTGTTCAGGCAAGTCTTCTCCGGCATAGATATAAAATCCTAATCCAAACATTGAAATAGCCTTGGTGAGACAGCGCATGAGCGTTTTATTGATATCAACGGCATTAGGGTTAGAAATAGCCTGATTCCGGTAATCCATAACGGGTAACCACATTTTTCGGGGAAACTCATTATTTCCTTGTTTAACCGTGAGTGTTAACGACACCATCGCACTGCCATCATTGTTATAGCTAATGGCATCAATGACATAGTAGGATTCTGGGTAATGTGCCATTAATACGCCCCATGCCCAAGCCCATGAGAGATAAGAAAGGCCGTTTTTCTTTTCAACTTTATCGTTAACATTAATCACCGACAGCGTTTCCCAAACCTGTTGTTGAAAACTTCTCTCTTTTTCGGTATGTTGTGTTTCGCTCATAGATATTTCCTCTTAGGTGCTTGAAGTGCTTTGTACTGATGGATGTTCTCATTTTTGAAATGGTTAAACAGCGCCTTCCAGATATCGTCAAAATCCTCAATACTGAGTTTTCGCATCACTGAGGAAGGTAGGCAGTCATAAACAGGCTGGACAAGTTCGCTGATTTCGTCGTCCAGCCTGTCTTCCCAATAAGCAATTTCTTGCTGTTGTTCGTACCAGTAATCTTGCATGGCGTAAGGGTTCATTTGACCTCCTCGAACTGAAATAGCATCCTGTTTTTTCTGGTTTTAATCTCCGCGACTAATAACTCGATTTCATTTTGTGAAAAGGACGAATCCAGTAGCAGAGTGATAATTTTTTCTTTAAGATGGCGTTTTTTCGCCTTTTCAGATTTAAGGGGCATGATGATTTTTTCCATAAGCTTTTAGTTGCAGTGATAAAGCGATTAGCCATATATCTTGTCGTTGGGTATCAATCGCTAACTTTGCTGCCTGTCTTGCCAGCGCTAGCAGGATGTTGTCTTTGTTCATCGTTACCCCTTATGCCACCTGACTATATTTGTCGTGAGTGAATTCGCCGTTCCAGTCTTTCTTCATCGGTAGCTTACTTTTGAGGTATTGGTTATATAGCCATGAAGCCCCTTTTTTAGCAGAACGATTTTATAACACTGGCGTTTCCCGTAATCGTTTGTCATGATGAAGGGTGATTCGGTTAGATAGGTATCTCTCGCATAAGAATGAACACGCCAGACATGAGCCTTGCTGATATCCTTTTCTGCATCGTAGAGAAAATGACGCGATTCCAGAAAAAGGTTGACCTGGTTAATATTTACGCCATTAAGCTGCTTGCAGAATTGAACAGGTGTCATACCAATCTGAAACAGGTTTTTTAGGCTATCGATTTCGGTTTCAAGCTGTTGAACCTGTACCCCTAACAGTTGAACTTTTTTATGCTGCTCAGCCCATGCAATGGCTGATTCAGCAGGGTCAAGGAAATTAGGTAAGCCTAAAGTTGTTGGGTTATTGGGTAATTGTGATTGTAAAATTCGTCTTTCGCATTCAATGAAGTACTGTCTGGCCTGTTTACCTTTTTCATTGCGCTCAACCATTGATAGCTCTTTTGCCATATCGAGTGAAATGTGATAGTCAACTCTTGAGCCACCGCCTACTAAATTTTTAGTAAGCGTTATAAAATCTAAGTTTTCTATGAAGTTATATTCTCTAATCCGATTTTTTATCCAGTCATTAAATCTGGATTTAATCTCTAAAAACGCATGTAAATCACGGGCATTAACAGTTTGGATTAATCCGCCGTTAATGTTTTTTGTTTCGATATTTATTAAATTTTGCATAAGGGTATCCTTCAATAGTTAAATTGATGAATGATTGCCCCTGTAAAAAGGGGCGTTAAGATTATTTAGTTACGTTGGAGGAAGCGATTAACGTTCGCTTGTTGCCATTTTTCAAGGGATTGTGTCATGACGCTATCATGTTCGTGAGTACTGGCTTCTAACAGTTGCTGCATTTCACGAAGGACGATCTCGACATTTTCCTTATGGCGGAGTAGACGACGAATGGCTTGTTTTTCAGCATCGAAGATAGCTGATTTGAGCGTGTCAGTAATGCCGTAAATCCGTCGGCATTCTTCTGCAATTATTGCGATTTGATTAACCTCGAAGTGCTGAGGCGATACGATTCCTGTCGCATGACGTAGCGCATACCAGATACCTTGCGTCCATGCCCTCTCAAATCTAAATCCATTCGCCATGCTCCAGACAAGATGAGCCAAATTGCGAGTATCGTTATCATTTAAGAGTTCTGGTGCTTCGGGTCTGGGCTGAGGATGCTCATATTTGCCAGTTTTTCGGATAGACGGTAAAACTTCATTAAATACCCAATCTTGAAATTGTTTTGCTTCCAGCTTATTGCTACGGAAAATAACACGATAAAGATTAGGTTCGTTTACAAAGGCAAATTGCCGTCTCTGCCCATCTGACCTAAGGTAGATTTTTTCTACCCAGCTTTATCTAACTGTTTTGAAAGCAAATCACTTGAGTTTATGACTGTCAAAGCTTTACAAACATCATTAAGGCAGAACCATGGTTCAGAATTAATAATCTGTACACGCACATCGTAGATATTGTTAAAATAAAATGATCTGAGTTGAGTATTCATTTTTACATCCTATATCAATTGTTCAATATCACCCATTGTTCGGATGGGCGGTCGGGTACTTGAACACCGGATATAGACGGCCAACAGTTTTCCCCAATAGGGTGTTGTATATACTGTTCGCTACCCGACCATAACAATCTATGGACGTAAAAAAACCGCATTACTTTCGGGAGCGGTATCCGCTATATCAAAAGGTGTGTTCAGCACTTAATATAGAATATAGCGCATGATTTCTTCTTTCGTCAATGGGTATTTAAAATGTCAATGTTTTACTATGCTGCTGTAATCCCGTTCACCATCACGCTTAGCAATCGTGGGAATTGGTTATCGTAGAATATTTTCTATGCTATGTACTGACCAATTTATTTGTCGCGTTAATTATTTTCAGAAGGCTTGAGCTTCAGCTCTGTTTTTGCAAAATCCAGTAATATAAGTCCCGCATTAATCTTATCGGTAACTCTTGTTGATGAGTTATTACGTTATAATTACAAGCGGTTGTTGCTCTATTTTTTTTCTATAATTGTTTCTTTTTTGAGCCACGTAGCGTAACGGATAGCTAATGTTTCTACAGCCCAAATTCCTGATTCAATACCACCATGCATTATTTGTACTGAATTTTACCTAAGATTTTTATTACTTTAGAAATACCTTTACTTTTAATAAAAGCAGATGGCCGCTGAGACTCAGTTGCTTACCTTGTGCAACTTGCCACACGGTGTAAATCATTCAGACAATAACGCCCGAAGCATCTTGACGGACAACGGTATTTCAATAACAATAATTTAGACATAAAAAATATTTTCTCCGTAATGAAACGAATTAAGGTATTAACGTGAAAGA